TCAGTAGAAGTTTAATATCGATAGTTACAATCTTAACATGTTTGATATTAAAATCAATGGTGTCAGGAAAAACTTTATTGATGAACTGATAAACAAAATTATAGTTTCCGTAGATTGGAAAGTTGCTAACATCTTGATACTTTTTAATAAAATCTCTTGCCTCACTGATAGACAAGAATTTCATCTTTTCAAGATTTTCACCCCAGAGTGATTTATATGGAGTTTGCTTACCGGTGCGTACAAACAAAGCCGGTTCAAACGGTATTTTTTGTTTGATTCGCTTACCATCCTTGATACCCCGGAAAAGTATATTGTTACCACGCACTACAACATGAGTATAAAAGAGCATACTATTTAACTTGTTGGTTCCAGGGGAAATTTCCTTGATATTTTTTATTCATAACTTCATTACCCTGTAGGAAAAAATCTTGTTGAACGGAACCTTCGTTACCACCAAGCCTATAGTTTAATGTATATTTGTTAGAGCATCCATAGTTTTTATGTTGAATTTGTTCTTTTACTATAGAATAAAAACGACGGTCACCACCCCAACCCCAATGCCAGAGATGACCAACCATAGTCAGAAATGGACGGGTAAAGCAATAAGAGCTAGAATCTATTAGATACCCAGGCTTTTCTTCTGTACTGAGCCATATAGGCCATCTACCTAATGATTCACAGTTATCATCACATACATATTCTTTTTCTTTAGTAAACACCTTTCTCAAACTGTACGCCCATTCAAAATTATATTTTTTACACTCCGTAACTAGACTCTCTACATGGTCTGGGTCATACCAATTATCTTGATCAAGAAAAAAAATGTAATCATGGTTTACTAAATGCCCAAAAGCCGCCATAATTCTATGACCGTAAAATCCGTTACTCCCGGTATTGTATGGTAAGTAGCATGCTTTCACTCTAGGATGCTCAATAACTTTATCTACTATATGTTGAACATCCTGTTTAAATTCATCTCCATCGCAAACTAAAAGATGTTCTACTTCTATAGTTTGATTGAGCACGGAATGGATAGCATCTACAACATCTTTTGACCCTGTTGTTGGGGTAACGACTAAAACACTCATATTTAATCCCACAGACTTTGATAGTATTTACCAAAAAGACGATACCCATTAGCTTTTCTATCTTGGTGTGCGTCTAAACCTTCTCGGTCAATTTTTACTTTAGAAAACTGCTCGTTTAATTTAACACCTCGGTCTACTTCTGACCAATCAAAAAAATGAGCATCATCATCATAATTAAGCGCTTGCTCAAATGCCCAGATCATTTCATCTAAAACCCAATCCCACCGTTTGAAATGATTTTCATCCACATCCCAATCATTTTCTTTAGCAGGAGCAGCAGTTGAACGCAGCTCTTCTGGTACATCTTCATCATCTACCAGCGGTGCACCATGCTTTTCTTGTTTAAGCTGCTTAAGCATCGGTACAATAATATGCGCCAGGGTATGATCCATAGACCATGTATCCCAGTAATCGATCTTGACGTAATTAATTTTAGGGTGAACAAAATCAAGAAACTTCTGTAAACCTACACAGAAAGGTGCTAAACGGTCGGACCATTTAACAATAAACGGGTCGTCATAATCGATTTCTTTTTTCCAAAAGAAAACTTTCTCCAGTATGGTGTATGGAGAAAGCCAGTGATTGCGATATTTGTTAATGTATATTTTCATATTTTTTCATATAATTTAAAAAATGGTGCCCCCTCTGTGAGTCGAACACAGCACCACGTTAGTTAAAGTTGTTTTATGCGGCCACCTGGATTTGAACCAGGGACCCACCGGTTATGAGCCGGGCGCTGCTGACCTCTGAGCTATGGCCGCAAAAAACAACCTTTTCGTATACCCGAAATTTCTTTTTTCTTGATTACTATTTTAGAGTCCGCTGCCCTAACCAAGCATGAGCTAAAGGGGCGTTATCGTACACATGTGCGAACTTCGTTACGATACGAATTGGTAGCCGGGTCAAAGACCTGCACTAAACACTGATAGTATTCTGGTTGTGTTACAGGTGGCGCAACATAAACTGGTGCTGATTGATAGGCATGAGCATTTGCAATAGCTGCACCAAGTATGATACCACCAAGTGCCGGGGCTATCCAGTGATTGCCGTGATGATGATAGTGATGATGCATGGGCTGAGGTGCGTAGCGATGACCGTAGCCGTATCGGTAACCATGGGCATAAGCAGTACTGGTTATACCTAGAGACAGTACCAGAGCGATAGCAATTTTTTTCATACTCAACTCCTTATTGATGTTGGTATTATATATTTATTGCGTTAAAAAATCAAGCCCTGATTATCTTACGTAATGCATCTTTACGCAAGAGGTGGGTTCTACCCGGGTATTCTTCTTTATAAACTTTTATAAAATCAACACCATCTACAGTAATGACACTGCTGTAATCCTTGCATAACCAAACTTCATTATTAACAGGGTTTACTAGTTTAACTTCCTTAGATATTTTATGTACTGGGTGTTTCATTACATACCTGAAAGTTGAATACCTGTACCGAAAGCTGAGTTATATTGATTAAACAATTCTTTTACAGGATGGGCTATCCAAAGGACATGCTCTTCTTTTAAAAAAATAGTAGCGTCCTCTAAATGCATAGCAGCTGGAATAAGTGCCATCGCAGATGCTTCTGGGTTGTGGCGAGCTGGGACAATTTGAAGCATGCAAGGATTTTTCACCCCATACCTACCATCTACACTTAGATCACCTATAAATTGTTCACCGGTAATTAATTTTATAACTTGGATCATCTAATATTCTTTCAAGATAATTATGTGCGTCATTTTCATTATAAAACATTTTAATATGAGTTTCTAATGATTCTGGAGTGGTTAAAACAAATAAAATTTGATCATCGAAAGAGCTGGCTTTTATAAGCCAGCTCCTTATCTTAAGCAACGGAAACGTACAAAAAAAAATCACAATCTTTTATTTTTTAAATAAATTTGTACTTTTTTATTAATTCTCATTTGCCTACCTGCAATTATACTACTAATAAGTTTCATAAAAATTTTCATAGTTATTTTTTATACTTTAAAATTTGTTCTCTTCGTTCAAAATCTGCTCTATCAATAGATTGAGACATAAAATGTTCTGCATCATTTTTATGAGTATATTTTAAAGAATTAAACCACCTATAAATACAATTAATTATTTTCTTCATTTTCTACTAATAATTCTTTTTTAGAAACTTTAGTAATATCTTTATCTTTTACTTCAATTTTTTTAGGTTTCTTATGTTCCGGAATAATTTTTTCTAGAACTATTTTAAGCATACCGTTTAACATAGCTGCATCATTAATTTCTAAATGATCATCAAGCAAAAATGTGCGTGTAAATGCCCTATTAGCAATTCCTTTAAACAAAAAATTATCAGTATCTTCTTGTGCTTTTCCTGAAATAATAAGCTTGTTATCTTCAAACACAACTTCAATATCAGATTTAGCAAAACCAGCAACTGCTAGTTCAATAATGTATTTGTTGTCTTCAATTTTTTTAATGTTATATGGGGGATAGTTGGGTATATTTTTAGTAATGTCGTCATGAAATTTTGACATGCGATTGTAAGTATCATCAAAACCTACAAAAAATTTATCAAAGTCTTTAAAAGTAGAAGGAAGCATAAACGTCATTTTAGTTCTCCTATTAAGCGAGTGATTAAATTACCAACCCTATTGGCGTTGGGGGCAGTTTAATTAGGATACCCAGCCTAGTTCCCGTCCCAGGGATATTACATTATATATGTATTTTTTAATAATTATCCAGCTTTTTTTTACCAATGTTATATTTAGTCTGCAAATTCCACTCGTCTTTATCTTTAAATGCAATAATTTTTATCTGAGATAGAGGAGCAGCATCCCTTACTAAATCTGGGTTTACTATCTTAATTAAACCCCAATCAGATAATAATTTTGCGATGGTATTCCTTCTTTCAATATCATTATCCGTTAAATCTGCCTGCTTACCATCTAGTGCAAATAATTCTTTAAAGTGTACGATAAAATAATAACCTTGTTTGTGTAAGATATGACATGACTGGTATAGTACCTTATCCCTTCTGGACGCTACCCCAATACGCGTAAGCGTCTCTCTGACCTTTAAAAAATCGTCAGGTTGATTTAATAAAACCTCTAATGGCGCATACCCGGGTATGTCAATCTTGAAAAACTCGTTTGACATGCTTCATTCCACCTTTTTCTAATTTTTGTTTTAATAGTTTTATTTGAGTATCCTCAAACAGAGATGCAACTTGGCGAGCTTTTTCTGTGCTGTAGCAATAATATTGCTTAATCATCTCTATCAACTCAATTTCCTGGGCCTTCATCCATTTACCGTAACGTTTTCTGGGTCTGATACTATTTATCAAAAAGTCGAACTGGAGTTTTTTTTCAATATGGGGTCTAGAATTCATCATGTTACAAGTAATAACAGTATCGGGGTGAAATGATAGACCACGGTTGACCAGGTATGGAGGATACTGCTTTTCTGACCAGTCATCTACAATTAGATCTTCCTTACCATAATTAATAGAATTAAGAAAATCAAAAGGAGATATACCCGGAGGTTTGTAGTCTATCTCTACCTGCTCCTGCACATCACCAAAGATATCGTTAATGTTACTCATTTAAGATTTACTGAAGCCATAATTTCTGTTAAGCAAGCTACTAAATTAATTTCATGATCGGCAACAAATGCTGCCTTGTATTGGTAGTCAGCAATAGTTAGCACTAGCTGAGGTACTTGATCAGTTAGTGGTAATAAAGTGTCATATATTTTTCTAAATAGAACTGCTGAATCAGTATCTAAGTTATTTACTACCCAAGCTCTCATCTTCTTCCAGTCTTTTTCGCGAAGTGATAGGACAAGATCTTGCATGTTAACATCTTCTAAGTTAACTAAAATACCTTCATCGATAACTCCGCGCTGAGAATAACGTTGCAGCTCATTTAAAGAGCGTCTAAAGTCCGGAAAGTATTTTTCGATTACCTTAGCAACTACTTTTGGATTAAACTCGATTTGTTCTTGTTTTAAAATAAGACTGGCTTGGCGATGAAAGTCCATCGCCATTTTTATTTTTTCTTGCTTAAGTATTTTAAACTCAACTACCGCACACCTTGAATGTAAAGGTGCGATGATACGGTTCTTAAAGTTGCAGGTAAATATAAACCTGCAGTTGATAGCAAACTCTTCGATAAACCCACGTAAAGCAGGCTGTGTAGAATTAGGGTTAAGATAGTCAGCTTCATCTAAAATAACTACCTTGGTGTTACCTGTGAAGGAAATAGTGGATGCAAAAGAACGTATTTTAGTTCTCAGAACATCGATTCCTGACTCTTCTGAACCATTTATAATAATGTAATCTGAGTTGAGTTCTTCACATAATGCTCGCGCCACTGTAGTTTTACCAGTACCAGCTGTACCACAAAGCAGCATGTTTTGAACTTCACCTGCCTTTACCAGATTCTTAAAATAATCTTTAATATCAGATGGCAGGATACAATCATCAATAGTTTTAGGTCTATACCTTTCTGTCCAGATAAAATGACTAGATTCATTACCTACCATATACTTCACTCCATGTTATACCTTTCTTTTTAAGAGAATAGTACGACTTTACATTATAAAATTTAAACATTTCATCAAAACCTTTAAAAGTATTACCTTTAGAACATAGAAGAGTTTTCTTTTTTGCTTCACTGACCTTAGGTCTCTTACCGTATTTTCTACCCCAGTTCGGGCTTAATACCCCTTTCTTGCCGTAATTAGGATTACCTTTACCAATATAGCTACGACGGGCTTTCATGCCTTCTTTATAATTAGGACTATCTGCAGTACGACCACCGTCGCCCCCGCTAGTCATATTATACCGGGGATTGAGTTCCTTGATCCAGTATTGTTCGCGCACCTCATTAAGCTCTTCTTCACACTGTTCTAAAACTTCAATTGTAAAGTTTTCTATACCGTATTTGCGCATGGCACGGTATAGATATGTATTGATACCGGCTCTTGCATTTCGCTTGTGAAAGTACCACCGCTTAGTATAGTTTATTGAATAACCGACATAAATCTCAGAAGTTAATTTATTAGTTATCTTGTATATCATGCTTCGTCCCGGTCTATATTTTTCAATATTTATAAGACCGGAACTTTTAATAATATAGAGTACCTTTAAACAACCGACCCGGGCTCACATGCAATCCAATACTGTAGAGGTCTTGATTCGTGTTTGAAGTGCAAAAATTTAGCTTTACCGTTATTTGTTTTAGCTACTGACACCTCATAAGCATCAGCTACTATTTTAAAGTTCTCTACTGCAATAAACACATCAAAATTATCAAATGATGTACCTAAACTTTTCTTAAAGTTACTTGCAGTATCGTTTTTTCTATCGCTTACTGAAATCGTTACATTTTATC